CGCTGCTCGCAGCAGAGAACCCATCTGTTGTGACAACATCTGGATGTTTGCAGAAAACTGATTGACAAAAGCTGTAGTAATTTGAGTAGACATTTCGTCATCCCCTTACAGTTTCAGTTTTAGGTTTGCTGCGCTTGGTTGTCCCATATGGGGCCGTGCTACTGCTTAGGGCAGCTACTCCGCTTGACTTACAAGCTTGCTCGTGGGCCTCGCGGTTATCCACTACATATACTCCCTAAGCCGCAATACTTCTGCAACGTAAGTGTCATGCTCTGGGTGCATCCTATCAAAATATGGCCCATCTCGTCTAGTCATCTCTGCAATTTGCCGTGATGCCTCTTCTGGGGTCATAATTAGCTCAGTTGTTTCGCCTGCCAAATTGTCTTCGCCAATCTGTGAGGCAAGATTAGAAAACATGCGAATGATGTCTGGGTGATCGCCCAACATGCGCCCGTCAGACAGTTGGATGTTGTCAAACATCTCTGTGCCGCCCAATAGGTTCTGAGCAGCCATCTGAGCCAGCTCTAGGCGCTGTTCAAACGCCTGACCAAACTCCTGTCGCAATTCTTGTTCCCCTGCGTAGCGAGCCTCTTCTGCGCTCTGAGACATGCCTTCATTCATGCCCTCAATCGCACTGCGCACAAAGTTCATCATCTCATTTGCTTGGCTGGGGCGCAAACCTGCATTCAGTGCATGCTCGCGGAAAGAGTTTAAGTAATTTTCCTCAAGAGGAATTTCACCATCAAACTCATAGCCACTTGCTTCTGTTGGCGCACCTAATTTATTGTAAACCTCTCTCCACTCATCAGGAGTTGCAGATTTACCTGGCAGCGCAATCTTATCTGCGCCGATCATGCGCTGGGCATTGACATAACTCTTTGCCAATGCGCCAGGGTCAGTAAACGTGCGCAAACTTGGTTCATTGCGCAAGTCTTCTGGCAAACTGTCTAAAAAACTAACTGGTGCCGCTTCCACCGCCTCTGGGGCTGCCGCTTCCGCTCCACCTGTATCCATTACCTCTTCGCTCATGAGGTGTCCTTTCCTTCGGTCAACATACGGACAATCAACAGCACTGCTGCTCGTTGACCTTCGTTAAATGCACTTTCGTAAGGATTGTCCGAATAAGTGGTTGTCTCAAACCCAAAGCGGGTTTTAAGATCACTCAATACAATTTCTCCATCGTCCGTGTTGAACGTCCGTCGATAGGAAAGTTTTAAGTCTTCAATTTTCTTCACTGCTCAAGCCCACCTACAGCCTTAACCAGTGGCGCAACCTGACCTGCCGCCTCAGCCGACATCATCTGCTGCTCCATCTCTTGCTGCTGCTGTGCCGCCTGCGCCTGCTGCCTACGGATCCGCGCAACCTCATCGTCGCTGCGGATCACACGCGCTGGGATGCCAGTGACCTCAACCAAGTACTGCACAAGCTTGTCGCTGTCCAAGTAATCCATGACAGGTGCAATCTCAGCAACCTGCATCATGACCTCAAACCCGCGCAGCATAGACTGCAAGTCAGTCAGCTTCTGCGCCTTCGCCAGTGGGCTGACGTACTCAATGTCAATGTCCTGGCCTTGTAGTTGCTCAGGAGCGGCTGGGAGTAGTCCGTTCCTGAGCAGCAGCGCAAAGGAGCGGGAAATAAGAGGCTGCAACAACTCGGACTGCAACCGTCCGAGTACAGGCCCGAGCAACCGCATCTTCTCTTCATTGCGCTGCAACACTTCAGTCGCTGTCATCGCTGGGCCTTGTGACATCAACAACTGATCTACATAGAATGCCTGACGGATCGCATTGCGCCGTTGCTCTTCCATGTTCAAACCTAGTGGATTGTTCGCGCCGATCTGCAACGGCTCCAAACGATCCCGTGTACCCGTGCGATAGAAGTTCAACGCACCTGGCGTTGTGCGCACTGGCAAAACAAATCCATCATCAGGAACCATCAACGGCGGGTCAATCTGTTTCTGCGCTGCGCGGATCGTCGTTTCAGACATCTTGTTGACCATCTTAACGTCAGGCAATGCATTCATCGCAGGCGAACGCCCATAAGTGCTTACGCTATCCTTGACAAAGCGCGGCACCATGAACGGGAAGTCATCAAAGCCACCCTCAGATACTAACGCCTTGCTGTCTAAGTGATAATAAACTGACGCAACTGGCTTGTTCTTAGCAATCTTACCCTTACTCTCACCACGCGGATAAACGACATGCACCATGTCATGCTCTTTATGCGGATCGTTGTTTAAGTCCTTCGTCATCTGCGTTGGCAAATTCTCTTCGCCAAATCGCTGCGCGGCAGCACGAGCAGTGATTTTAAACTTACGATAAACCGTATCAACCTTGCCGTTGGCATCCTCAGCAACTGTCACTTCTGCAATGTGACGTGCGCTAAACCGCAAACCCTCACGATCACCTTCAACATAGAAGGCAGCCGTACCAAACACGACCAAATCATAGTACAGCTCATGTATCTCTTGCTGGAAGTTTGAGCGATTGAACGCCTGATACATTTGATCCATGCAGACTTCCAACCACTCGTTTGCAGCATCATCACCCTGCAACGCAGGATCACGATACCGCATTGAAAACCAAGGGGTGCTGGGGGATGTCAGCATACCATGCAACGACGACGACAGCAGCTCAACTGCATGAACAGCAGTGCCATCAAAAATTAACTCTGTACGCTTGTCACCTTGAGTTCTTTTCTTTGTAATGTCAGCTTTGCGCGGCAACATATAATCCGCAAGCTCCTGCCAGTGCTTTTCCCAATTAGACCGCTGCGTCTGCAACGTCTTGTATCTACGGTCTAGCTGCGCAACTAACGGATTTACTTGTGCCATTACATCATTCCAATACTATTTAACATAGAACGCTTTTTGCGCTTCTCTTTCCCCTCAACAGCACCACCCTGCATGCGCCCCGCCATCTTCTGGTTCAAACGCTCTAACGGATCAACAGTCATATCAAAACGGCGCTTTGCTGGCTGGGACGACTTGCGCCCCATCTCACCTGCAATGTTCTGTGGGCTGCGGTACATCATTCGATTAATCCCATCGGCTCCTCACCGCCCATCAATGAACGGCGGCGGCGTGTTTTGGCTGTTGTCAGCAAGCCAGTCGGTGATGTTGCAATCGTAGAGGCGCGGCCCTTACGCGTCTTTGCACCCTCAACAACAGCTTCTTCTGCTGATCCAGGCTCAGGCTCCGCATCCGCAGATGGAGCAGGGGGCGGGGTAGGTGTAAGGCTTGTTCGCACAGGTAGATTTGATCCTGCACGTGCAGGTGCCAAAACCCGCGCTGGTGCTGGGCGATTGTCATCATCACCGCCACTGCCCCTGCTCGCTAGACGCTCACTTCTTCGCGCAGCAGATGCAGCAGTCCGAGCCTGATAGTCGCTGATCACATCATCAGAGTAGCCACGGTCACGCAAAGTTTGAGCCTGACGCTCACCGCTTTGACCAAACGTAGAAAGTCCCATTGTCAAATCACGAGCAATATTTCCTGTGAAGTTATATACACTTCGCTCAAGCTGTGTGGGCTTGCGTGACGGTGGACGGGGGGACGATCCGCGAGTTTGCGTCCCCGTGCTTGTGCCAGTCCGACGAACAGCAGGGTCTCTTGCATTAGACGTTGCACCTTGAGCTGCCGAACTTGCCACTCCTCCACCACCAAAAAAGCCCATAACTAAACATCCTTATATAACGCCGTCCCCGTAGGAACAAAACCCAACCGCTCCAGCAACGCAGCAGCTCTCTCACTCTTAATACCAGATGTCGCGCCTGTCAAAATCTGCGCAGCTCCAGCACCAACAGCCCAATCCTCAAACATCCGCAGCAGACGAACTCCTACCATGCCGCCACGGTATTCTGGCCTAACATACCAGATATAATCGCCTGCGACTACCCTCTCGCTATATGGCGGCACAAACGTCAATCCTATAACACATCCGACAAGATCACTCCCAGACCAAGCCCCAAGAACCAAACTACCATCGTCGTCAATTCGATCACTCACCCACTCCACCATAATATCCCAGTCAAACGGCACCGTCTTCTGATAAGAAGCACCGTGAAACTCCTCGCACAAGTCAGTCACAGCAATCGCGTCAGTCTGCGCAGCCAATCTATATTCAAGCGGCAAACGGGTCATAGTCCATCACCGCCTGTCTCTGCGGTGCCTTATAGCTCGTGTTCTTTTCGCGCAAACCAACTGCAAAATACCGAAACGCATCGGCAGCGTGGCTGCTCCAATCATGCACAGGGTTCGCCCGAAACGTCCTACTCTTATCATTATACGCCCGATGATACTGCCGCAAACACTCCAACAACTGCTTGCACTTCTCACGGTCAAACCACAAACGCGGTATCAGCATCTGAGCCGCATGTATCCCATCCTCCAACGGCAACTTAGGCACAACACGGAAATTCAACCCCAAATCCCAAGCAGTCTCCCGCCTAGACTTCCCAGACCCAAGCTCCCGAACCTCAATGTCATGAGGCGCATTGTGCGTCCCATACAAATAGTTCCGCTCATTCAATATCTGGCAGTAATGCGGCAAGCCCTGGTTTCTATTCTCATAGTAATCAATCACATGCACAGCTCGACCAATCGTCTGGGTGAATAGTATGCTCGTGCTATCTCCAACTCCCAAATCCCACCATGTGTCTACCTTGGCAGTCGGATCATAAGGCACCTTCGTAATCTGCCCAGCAGTCGCAATCTTCTCCAAGTCGGCGCCATAAATCGCACCAGGCACATTCGCATTCCAGCTACACTCAAACTCCTGCATGTACTGATCATGCGTCATCATCCGCTTGGCTGCTTCCAATTCCTCGTCGTCAAGCAGCCCAGTCTGGCTCGCCTTGTATACAGCCGACAACCAATCATCATCACCAGTCGCCTGCTCATAATAATCATAAAACGCATTATGCCCCTTGGGAGTGCCGACGAATATGCAGAACCCCTTCCGATCCGACAGCGCAGGTCTAAGAACTTCAGGAAACACGTTCTCTGGCATGTCAGCGACCTCATCCATCACGCACCCATCAAGATAAATGCCGCGCAGGCTGTCAGGGTTCTCAGCGCCGAGCAGTGAGATACGAGCG